AATGGAATACGAACTTCTTGAATACTTAGGATTTAAAAAACCAGAAGAAAGAACTTACGGAAGATGGCAGCAATTCTTTGGTTTAAAACCAGAACAAGAACTAGAAGCAGAACACGAAACAAAAATGTTTGATCAATTTGGAACAGCAATGATTACAGACTTTCCAGAATTTACAAGTCCATTTTGGAATATGAGTAGATACGAAGATGGTATAAGATCTAAAAAGATTGATGTTATATTAGGTGGTATGGAAACAATAGGTTCAGCAGAACGTTCATGCGATGTAGATATGATGCGTGATACTTTTCACACTATTACAGATGGTGCATATGCTAATCTTTTATTTGATTTATTCGGTAAAGAAAGAGTAGAAGCAGAATTAGAAGAGTTCTTAAAGTTTGATTTCTTTCCAAGAGTTGGTGGAGGTATCGGAATTACAAGAATGATCCCGGCTTTAGAGACCATATAGGTTTATTGCTGGGTGGTGAAATTGGTAAACACGCACGATTGTTTCTCGTGTGCTTCAAGCTTGTAGGTTCGACTCCTACCCCAGCAGCCAATGTTTAACATGTTAACAACAAACTTTAAAAAAAGTGAAAAAAAAGGTGTACATTCCCTAAAAACTATGGTATAATATATATATTAAAATCAAAAAAGCGGAGAATTTTATTATGAAAAACACTAATGACAAAATCGAATTTATTACTGAAATAACTTTCGATAACGGTATTGATCTTGCAGGTTTCGGTAAGACCGAAGACGAATCAATCAATAATGCTTTATCGCATTTTCCATATACCACAAACATACGTACTTATACTTTATCTGACTTAGCGTCTTTAAAGACTTATAAGTTACCACAACATTACACAGCTTCAGAGATGGCGTAATGGAAAATCCTAAATCAAATATCATCAGCTTTCAAAAGAAAGTTGATGAAAAATTCGTAAAAGAAAATGAAGTAACTCTAACTTTAGACGATGACGATAACACTGAATTTGTTTTTGAAATGGATATTGATGATGAAAACTTATAATGAAATAGAATTATTAAAATTGCAATTAGCTGAAGAAACCAAAGAAAAATATGCTCTATATAAAAGAATTAAAGAGCTAAATGAAAAACTTGAAATGTATGAAAATAAAACTAGTTAACATGTTATGTTTATTTTCCTTTACATTTAAAGAAAACTATGGTATAATATTATTATAAAATGAAAAAAGCGGAGAAACTAAAATGCAATTTACCAAACAAATCAAAGACATCCAATTCGATAACGATGGCGTATCAGAAGCTATCGTTATGGCCTCAGCTGCTGGCTGGTATGTAGGTAAGATAGATAATTCCGAAGGATTTATCCAACCCTACAATAGGTACAGCGAGTATTTCGCCACACCTGAGGAGGCACAAAAGGAACTAGACATATATGCCTAGTCCTTCTGAAATACAGGCAATGCTACCACTATTTTTTCAACTCCTCTTCTTCGCTGTAGCTGGAGCATTGCTTGTAGGTGTATTTTTTTCCATAGTTGGCTGGTTCTTTCGTAATGCAATTATTATTATGATAATTGTTGCTTTATTATTTGCTATCAACTATGGATATATTGATTTAACTAAATTATTTGGAGCCGTTAATTATGACAATGCATCTATTACCAGTTTATTACAACAATAATAATACTAAAAAGAAAAAAGCTTTTCGTAAACCAGGTTGGCTTAAAGCTCAAGCTGAGCACGATAAATGGCTAAAGTCAAGAGGTGTTCATCCAGATCAACTTAAGAACAAAACAAAAAGTTCTGGCAACAAAGTACCTGTATATACTAATAATAAATCTCAACCTACTTCTAATTATGTTGGTCGTGTAGCAACTAAAAAAACTGCTAATCAGTACACTGGTGATTATATTACTGGTATTGCTACTATGCACAAATCTAATATGGTACCTGTCAATAAAGACACAAACGTTGTTGACTATGCTACCATGCGTAGAAACTAATTAACATGTTATGTTTATTTTAGTGTACATTTACGTAAAAGCATGGTATAATATAAGTATAAAATTAAAAAGGGAGTTTAATTTATGGCTAATTTAAATAGAATGATAGATGATCTAGAAATGTTATCAATAGAGGAGCAAGATGAACTTGCCCAAAGACTTCTAGATAGAAACAGTGGATTGGCTGTTACTCTATCAACCAAGATCAACATAGCTCATCAGGATAAGTTTTATACTGATTCTGTGGCACAATCTGTGGTGGATTCTCAATAATGAAGAATCCAATAGCTAAATACTTAATGTGTGCATTTGCCTATTACCAGCTTGATACAAACTTAATTCCAGATAGTGAATTCGATCAGCTAGCAAAAGATATTCTTGCAAATTACGATAACATTGAACATATGCATAAGCATTTAGTTACTAAAAAAGATTTAGACGCTGGTACTTATCTTGGTGAATATCCAACCATAGTTCGAAGCGCAACAAAGCAATACATTAAAATTAATAACATATAAATGGGAGTTTAATATGGGACTAAAGAAGTTACAAACAAAGAAATTAAAAAAGAAAACCGTAAGATCAAGAGCAAGAACTGGTCTTGCTGGTGTTCCAATCGAAAAAGGTTTTGAAGCAGTCAAAGATTATTTTCATCTAGAAGTTGATAAAAAAGATTGTATTAATCAAGTTAAAACATGGGTTAAGAAAAACTTTCCAAAGCCATCTAAATATATTCTAGCAAATCCAGAGTATTGTTTTACAATGTCACATCATGGTGCTACTGCATTTTGGTATAATAATGATTTAAATAAAACATATGAGTCTGAAAAAGCTGCTGAATTTTTATCGCATTTATTTGACAGAATGATACCTCTTATTGATAAAGGTAAAGTTTTACTTGAAGAAAAACAAAGAGAGAAAAAAGATAATGGTAATATCATAACCTTATCGCCACAAGATAAATTAGTGCGTAAGATTAAGAATACTATAATACAAGAATTACTTGAACTGGAAGACAAGTGGATTGATGGTGATGATGCCACTTTTAACATATACGATAGATTCAAGTATCACGGCTTAACAAATACTGCGATCAGTCACGTTAAGCCTATGATTGAGGGTTGGCTACTTGATTATGAAGATGCTTACCATAAGAGATGTGATCAAGCTGTAGAAGGTTACTCCCACCTTAAAAGGTCAGCCCTCAATCAACGAATTAAACTATGTACAGCAATGATTGAAGATCTTGAAAGAATAAGATCAGCAACTAAAGCTTCTCGTACAATTAAAATTAAGAAGCCAACATCAGCTGACAAACAGGTTGCTAAGATGCAATACAAAAAAGAAGATAACGACTTCAAGATTGTATCAATACATCCTATACAAATTATTGGAAAAACAAAATTATATATTTTCAATACAAAATACAGAGAGATGTGCTATTACGAAACAGCAGCTCCTCGTGGATTTGAAATCTCTGGTACTACTATCAAAAACTTCGATAGAGAATCAAGTTTCAAAATTAAATTTAGAAAGCCATTAGAATTCTTTCCTGTTATTCTTACAAAGAATTTTAAACAAATAACAAAGTTTCTTGAAGAGAATGCAAAATCTTCAAAACGTAAAGAAGCTAATGGTCGAATCAACAAAGATACAATTTTATTAAGGGTTTTAGACAAATGAAAATAGAAGAACAATTTTTAACAAAGTCTAAATTTACGAAGCTTATTGAAAATGTCGTAGCAGAACTTAGGATTCCATATATGGATGCAATAATAAAGGTCTGTGAAACTAACGAAATTGAATTAGAAGATATTAAAAAATTCATTTCACCAGTTATTAAAAATAAGCTCGAAGCAGAGGCAATGGAACTAAACTATTTACCTAGGAAGAACGCCATTGACTCTTCGCTATTCAACTAAAATACTGTGTATATATAGTATTATATTTCAGTTATACTTCAGCAAATAAGGAGACAATACAATGTCATTTGAAGCACTAAAACGCAGCCGCGGATCTAATATCAGTAAAATTATCAAAGCAGCAGAAGCCACAAACAGTGGTGAGACTAAGTCATATGTTGATGATAGAATATGGAAACCAACTGTTGATAAAGCAGGTAATGGTTATGCTGTAATCAGGTTTTTACCTGGTACAGAAGATAGCCTTCCATTTGTAAGATATTGGGATCACGGTTTTAAAGGCCCTACTGGTCAATGGTATATTGAAAATTCATTAACTTCAATAGGTCAACCAGATCCTGTAGGTGAACTAAACTCTAGACTATGGAATTCAGGTATCGAATCTGATAAAGATAGAGCTAGAACTCAAAAGAGAAGATTACACTATGTAACTAATATATACGTAGTAAGTGATCCATCTGCCCCTCAAAACGAAGGTAAGGTATTCTTATATAAATTTGGTAAGAAAATCTTTGATAAGATTTATGATCAAATGAATCCTGCTTTTGCTGATGAGACACCAATCGATCCATTCGATATGTGGGAAGGCGCTGATTTTAAACTTAAGATCAGAAATGTAGAAGGTTATAGAAACTATGACAAATCTGAATTTGCATCAGCTGCAGCTTTATTAAATGCAGAAGAAGCAAAATTAGAAGAAGTTTATGGTAAGTTAAATAATCTAAATGAGTTCACTGATCCTAAGAACTATAAAACATATGATGAGCTTAAAGCTAAAATGTTAAGAGTTCTTGGTGAAGAATCTTCTACTGGTGCTTATACAGTAAAAGAAGAAATCAAAATAAATGAACCAGTCGCGGCTTACGAGCCAGTAACTGCTGAAAATATTAGTAGTGAAGACGAAGATACTTTATCTTATTTCTCTAAACTTGCAAAGCAAGAGTAACTTTACATGCCCATAAAATTTGGGCCAACTCTAGATAACTGGTCCTGTACATCAATTGCAGGACCAGATGTTGCAATTACTGCAGTACTTTGAACGTTATTATTAACATTATTATTAGTAGTATTACCTGAAGCTACTATGGAACCACCGCCACCTGCTGCAGCAGGTGGATTTGCAGTTTGTAATACAGGTGTCGCTACATCAGGAACACCTAATATAGATCGTACTTTTTTCATTTGTTCAACTAATTCATCTGTCTTTAATTCAGGCGATAAAAAACCTTTACCAAAATCAGTTTCAGGTATTCCATCAAAATAACCAGTTCCTACTTTACCGCCATTGGCCATTTTATCTAATACTGCTATTTGTAAAGCCATACCATTCATCATGTCTTTTACATTCTTTTCAAAACCTTTCATACTTACGCTTTTAAGAGCATTAAGATTAGAAACAAATTTACGAAGTGCACCGCTTAAGCTATCTAATCTTCCAACTAAGGTCATATCAATATTGTTTAATGGTTCTAAAGCATCTACTAAATTTTTTACCATACTTTTTCTTGCAGTATCTTGATCTTCAAAGTCTGTACCAAACAAAAAGTTCATAGCTTTTTTAGCGCCATTTATTAGTGCTTCAATGCCTTGAGCACCAGCAGAGCCGAGCACTGCAGATATTAATGCAGGACCTATTCCAGCTAAAGCTGTTACCTTTGTTAGTAAACCATCAGCTGGTATTTTTGCAAGTTCTTCTAGTCCACCAGCAATGTTTGTAATTAAAACTTTAAATGCACTTCCATCAACACCAATTACAGCTCCTAATTTTGATATACCAGCTAAAGCTAGAATAAAAGCGCCAAGACCAACACCTATAGCAGCAATTCCAGTAACTGTAGCCAATGCTCCTCCTGGAAATAACGCCATTAACGCTCCACCAGCCATTAATGTACCTAGCATTGCAAAGCCTTTAGTGCTAAAAGCTTCTAAACCACCAGCAATATTAACCATCAAATTTTTTAAATTTACGCCGCCGTCACCGTTCATCATACCTATTAATGCGTCTGAAGCACCAAGTGCAGTTAAAAACGCAGCTAGGCCTATTCCTACTGCAGCTAAACCTTTTACAGTAGATTTAGGGAATAGTACTCCTGCT